CCGAATCACATTGCTGATCAGTTCTTTTCATCTGTCTATCCTACTATATCTTCTGGTAAAAGCACAAAGGTAATTATCATCTCCACGCCACATGGGATGAACATGTTCTATAAGTTGTGGCATGATGCAGAACTTAGTAAGAATGAATATATACCAACAGAAGTTCATTGGTCTGCTGTTCCTGGTAGAGATGCTGCTTGGAAAGAGCAGACGATTAAGAACACCTCAGAATCACAATTCAAGGTTGAGTTTGAATGCGAGTTCCTTGGTTCTGTTGATACATTGATTGCTCCAAGTAAGTTGAGGACAATGCCGTATGTCGAACCTATTGCACAAAACAAAGGTCTTGCAATTTATAAACGTGCTGAACCTGAACATAATTATATCATAACAGTTGACGTTGCTCGTGGCACAAGTCAAGATTACTCGGCGTTTTGTGTTATGGATACTACGACAGTGCCATATGAACTAGTTGCTAGATATAGGAATAATGAAATAAAACCTATCATCTTCCCCAATGTTATTATAGATGTGGCAAGAAATTATAACTATGCATATATTTTATGTGAGGTAAATGACATTGGCGGACAGGTTGCAGATATTATTCAGTTTGATTTAGAGTATGAAAATCTTCTGATGGTAGCAATGCGCGGTCGTGCAGGACAGCAACTCGGTCAAGGATTTTCTGGTAAGAAGACACAACTAGGTGTTAAGATGTCTAGTGCTGTTAAGCAGGTTGGATGTTCTAACCTCAAAGCATTGATCGAAGAAGATAAACTTCTCATTCCAGATTACGATACTATCGCAGAACTCACTACCTTTATTGTCAAGGGACAATCGTTTGCTGCAGAAGATGGTTGTAATGATGACTTAGCAATGTGCTTGGTAATTTTTGCCTGGATGGCGATGCAAGAATACTTTAAGCAGATGCATGATAATGATGTGAGACAACGCATCTACGATGATCAGAGAGAAAATATCGAACAAGATATGGCACCATTTGGATTTATGTCGGATGGATTAGAAGATGAATACTTCGCAGATGCACAAGGGGACGTTTGGCAGGTTGCGGAATATGGGGATAAGTCTTATATGTGGGAGTTCCAGTGAGTTTTCAAAAATATAAATAATCTTAGACAACCGATGTTGAATTAATCTAGGAGACTTAAACAATGGCAACCAATCAGTCCTCGCCAGGTGTAGTCATTCAGGAAAGAGACCTGACGACTATCACTACATTATCTACTGCGAACGTTGGTGTTCTTGCAGCACCTTTTGAAATGGGACCTGTAGAAGAGATTATCGAGATTTCCTCGGAAAGAGAACTTGTAGATCGTTTCGGTAAACCCAACGATTACAACTATGAATATTGGTATACTGCTTCTCAGTACCTAAGTTATGGTGGCGTCCTCAAGACTGTTCGTGTTACTTCCTCCGCACTGAAAAATGCTGTTGACACTGGCAGTGCTCCTCTGATTAAAAATCTACAGGATTATGAAACCAACGTTATTGATGCGAACAACTCGTATTCTTGGGCATCACGTACTCCTGGTTCAAAAGGTAATTCCATCGGTATTTTTGTAACTGATTCTGGTGCTGATCAGGTTGCTGTTCTTCCCGCTCCTGCTTCTGGTAACGAGCATGAGTTCGTTGCTGATGAAGCACTTACTGCTGCATCTGGTGCTGCTGCTAAAGTCTTCAAGTATTCCATCGTTCTGACTGTTGTTAACGTTGTTGGAGATTTCACAGTTGGTGGTACTACCACTGTTGATATTTCTGGTTCTGCTGAAACCGTTAACGTTCTTGCATGGGATCCCGCTAATAAGGAACTGGAAATCGGTCTTCCTGCTGGTGGTGTTACTGGTATCATTGCTGATGCACAAACGATTACTCAAGGCACAAACACTTGTGATATTGCTACTAGTGGTGTTAAGCGTAAACTTTTGATTGCTCTCAATAAGGATAGCATCGAATTTGCTGCAGCAGATAGTGTTGAAGATACTAACAGCACCGCAGTTGCAATCACTACTATTTCTAATGAGTATGATGAGCGTGAGTATCTGCCTGGTGTGAAATGGGTTAACGTTGCGGGTCGTCCTGGTACTTCTAAGTGGTCAAGCGAAGCAGGCGGTTATCGTGACGAAATGCACATCCTTGTCGTTGACATTGATGGTAAAATCACTGGTACAACTGGTGCTCTTCTTGAGCGTTTCATTAGTGTTTCTAAGGCATCTGATGCTAAGACTTCTGTTGGTGAAACCAACTACTATGTTGAAGTTATTAAGCAAAGATCCGAGTATGTTTTCTGGGGTGAGCATGAGACTGAAGTTTTCAATGCAACTGCCACCGCAGCTGATGGTAACTGGGGTCTGACTGCTGATCGTCAGTTCAATCTGTTCCGTTCTGCTGCTGGTTCTGTTGACTATCCTGCAGCTCGTACTACTGTTGGTTCTAAGAATAACTCTACTTTCTACTATCGTCTTGAGAGTGGTGCTGACTATGCAAACTCTGGCGGTGTCTACACTGTAGTCAATACCGACGTTATTACTGCATATCAGTTACTGTCTGATCCAGAATCTCAAACTGTTGATTACTTCCTGGCAGGTCCTTCTGGTGCTAGTGATGCAGATGCACTTGCTAAGATCACCTCTCTGGTCAACATCGTTGAAGAGCGTCGTGATTGCATGTTGTTCGTATCTCCTCGCCGTGGAACTATTATTGGTATCGCTAATGCCAATACGATTACTGACAATCTGATCAATTTCTTCAATACACTGCCTAGCAGCAACTATGTAGCATTTGATTCTGGTTACAAGTACATCTACGACAAGCATAATGATGTTTATCGTTATATTCCTTGTAACGGTGATGTTGCTGGTCTTTGCCTGCAAACAACTGAAGTTTCAGAACCTTGGTTCTCACCTGCTGGTTTCCAACGTGGTATCTTGAGAAATGCAATTAAACTTGCATATACTCCTAATAAGACACAACGCGACCGCTTGTATGGTGCTCGTATCAACCCTATCGTCTCTTTCCCTGGTCAAGGTGTTGTCCTCTTCGGTGACAAGACTGCACAAAGTTTCGCTTCTGCATTCGATCGCATCAACGTCCGTCGTCTATTCCTGACCCTGGAGCGTGTCATTGGCGGTGCTGCTAAGGCACAACTGTTTGAGCAAAACGATGAAGCACAGCGTTCGCTGTTCGTAAATATCGTTGAACCTTACCTCCGTGAAGTTCAAGGTCGTCGTGGTGTTACTGACTTCCTCGTCAAGTGTGATAGTCAGAACAATCCTCCCGAGGCTGTTGATCGTGGTGAGTTTTATGCAGAAATCTATGTCAAGCCTACCCGCACAATCAACTACATTACGCTGACATTCACAGCAACCAGAACTGGTGTTGCATTCACTGAAGTCGCTGCCTGATAACAACTAATATAACACAGAGACCCTACGGGGTCTCTTTTTTTGTCTGAAAATATTGTTTGTACTAAATATTAGCGACGGAGACACTAAAAAACAATGGCAAAAAGAGGAACTATTGACGACTTTAAGGCAAATGTCGTATCAGACTTTGCACGTCCTAATCTATTCCAAGTAGATTTGGCATTCCCCTCAGGAATTGTCAACAACTCTGCACTGATTGATCTTGGTAAGTTTACTGTTCGCGCAGCAAACCTACCTTCCTCTCAGATCGGTGTTATTGAAGTTCCTTTTAGAGGACGTGTATTGAAGATTGCTGGTGACAGAACCTTTGAACCCTGGACTATCACTATTCAGAACGATAGCAACTTTGTTCTGCGTAATGCATTTGAACTCTGGGCATCGAGCATTCAAGCATACAATGAGAACTTCACAGCAGCAGGCACCCTGGGCGATGAGGATGATGCAACTGGTTACTTCTCCGACATGACTGTTCATCAGTTAGCGCGAGATGTTAAGAACGGAGATGCACCTAGGATCCTTAAGTCTTACAAGTTCTACAACGTATTTCCTAGCAATATTGCTGCGATTGATCTGGACTTCGGTAACAACGATGCTATCGAAGAGTTCACAGTTGAACTTCAGACACAATACTGGACTCCTGTTCAAGCAAATGAGTGACCTGATAAATAGATCAGGACCAATATACTAGTAGAATTATAATGTCTCAGCTCTTCGGTTTTTCACTTGAAAGAGCAAAGAAGGTCCCTAAGGGGCCTTCTTTTGTTCAAAAAGATAACATGGATGGTTCGCAACCAATCGTTGGTGGCGGATATTATGGATACTCCGTCGATTTTGACGGATCTATGCGTAATGATTATGAACTCATTTCTCGTTATAGAGAGATGGTCATGCAACCAGAATGTGATAGTGCTGTTGATGATATCGTCAATGAAACTATTTGTGGAAACTTTGATAATGTACCCGTTGAATTAGAACTTTCCAATCTAAAGGCGTCGGATAAAATCAAAAAACTTATGAGAGAGGAGTTTGACGAAATTATTCGTCTCCTCGATTTTGAAAATCGTTCATATGAAATCTTCCGTCGCTGGTATGTTGATGGAAGACTGTTTTATCATAAAATAATTGATCCTGAAAATCCTTCTGCTGGTCTTACAGAACTTCGTTATATCGATCCCCGCAAGATTCGTAAGGTCGTTGAGTATGAACAGAAACGTCCAGAGCAATTACGTGGCGTAGATCTTAACACTCAACTGACACAGAAATCAGCAGAATATTTTCTTTACAACCCCAAAGGTCTTAAGAATTCAAGTAATCAAGGTATGAAGATTACTTCAGATTCTATCACATACTGCCACTCTGGTATTCAAGATCTTAATAAAAACATGACACTTAGTCACCTACACAAGGCGATTAAGGCAGTCAACCAACTGAGAATGATTGAAGATTCTCTGGTCATCTATCGTTTAAGTAGAGCACCAGAACGTAGAATTTTCTACATTGATGTTGGTAATCTTCCCAAGAACAAAGCGGAACAATATCTTCGCGAAGTTATGGGACGCTATCGTAACAAGATGGTTTACGATGCAAACACTGGTGAGATTAAAGACGACAAGAAGTTTATGTCCATGATGGAAGACTTCTGGTTACCTAGACGCGAAGGTGGTCGTGGTACAGAAATCTCCACACTCCCTGGTGGTCAGAACCTTGGAGAACTGGAAGACGTTAAGTATTTCCAGAAGAAACTCTACAAAGCACTCAACGTTCCTGGTTCACGTTTAGAAACAGAAACGACTTTCAACATTGGTCGTGCTGCTGAAATTACTCGTGATGAAGTTAAGTTCCAGAAGTTTATCGCTCGTCTTCGCAAGCGTTTCTCTGAACTTTTTATGGATATTCTGAAAACTCAACTTATTCTGAAAGGTGTCATGACACTAGAAGAGTGGGATGACATGAAGACCCATGTTCAACTTGACTTCATTGCAGACAACTACTTCACTGAACTGAAGGAGATTGAAATTCGTAATGAAAGAATGAACCAAGTCAATACTATGGATCCATATGTCGGCAAGTATTTCTCTGTTGACTATATGCGTCGTCAAGTTCTCAAGCAAACTGAAGAAGAGATTAAAGAGATCGACAAGCAAATTGAATCAGAGATGAAATCTGGTATTATTGCTGATCCTGCAGCGGAAATGGATCCTGCTATGTCTGCTGGAGATGAAGGTGGAGGAGCACCAGCAGCAGAGGTAGCACCTAATGAACAGTCCGCAGTTGAATCTGCTGATGCCCGCAGAGGTGAATTTTAAATAGACTAAATAATACTACAGTGGGAACATTTATTATGCCTAGTGATATTGCGAAAGATATTGTTCAACAAATCTTTTCTGATGATAAAGCAGCAGCAATCGATTCGATTAATGATGCTTTAGGTGCTGCCTCTTATGAGGCAATTCAAGCACGTAAATTAGATTTTGCGAAAAGCATGGGATTTGATTTGGATGATACAGCACAGGATGCTGCAGATGAAATTGCAGATAGTCTTCCTGATTCTGAAGAGCAACCTCAAGAAGTTGAAGTTGATGGTCGCAAACCTGAAGATCCTCCTGTTGACGAGTTACCACAAGAAGAAAACCCAGAAGAAGACAATGAAACTGATAGCTGAAGAAATCACTCAAGTAGATTTTCTATGTGAGGAGAACGATGGCAAAAGGAATCACTTTATCGAAGGTGTTTTCTTGCAGGCAGAAGTGGAAAATCGGAACAACCGTAAGTACATGTTGTCAACTTTGCAACGTGAAGTTGCTAAATACAGCGAGAACTACATTCAAAAAGGGCGTGCTCTTGGAGAATTAGGTCACCCAGACGGACCTTCTATCAATTTAGATAGAGTATCACATAAGATTATGTCTCTCAAAGAAGATGGAAACAACTTCATTGGAAAGGCAAAAATCCTTGATACCCCTATGGGCAATATTACTAAAAATCTTTTAGATGAAGGTGTCAGTCTTGGCGTTTCTTCTAGAGGTATGGGATCTTTAATTAAAAAAGAAGGTTGTAGTGTTGTTGCAGACGACTTTATGCTTGCAACTGCTGCTGATATTGTAGCAGATCCTTCTGCTCCTGATGCATTTGTTGATGGAATTATGGAAGGAAAGGAATGGGTTTGGGATAATGGCATCCTCAAAGAGGCTGCAATTGCTCAAATCAAAACTGAAATTGATCAAGCAACTCTTATCAACTTACAGGAGCGTAAAATCTCCGCGTTTTCTAAGTTTTTAAAGAGTTTGTGATTTATAAATAAATACAGACAACGCTAATGCATAACGGAGTTCAATCAAATGGCTGAGACCTCACTCAATAAAGAGTTAGATAACATGGAGCAAGTGTCCGAAGGTTCCAACGTAGTTACTAAAGATGCTAAACCTGGCGAGAAGATTGATACTTCTGGCGGTGGCGCAGCGAAAGTAGTTGATGTTACTACTGATTCCATGGAGGGTGCTAAAGGCACTAAGAATGCTGGTGCGAAAGCTGCTGGTGCAGTTTCGTATGAAGGTTCTAAGTCTTTATCTACAAAACCTTCAAACGCATCCGCTAAAATGGAAGGAACCGAAGATGAAGAAGAAGTCCTCACTGAAACCGAGTACGACTTTACTGAAGATGTTAACGCTCTTGTCGCTGGTGAAGAACTCTCAGAAGAGTTCCGTGTAAAAGCAGCAACAATCTTTGAAGCAGCAGTTACCTCTAAGGTGAATGCTGAGGTTACAGCGTTGCAAGAAGCGTTTGAAACCACGCTGACTGAAGAAGTCGAAAAGGTTCAAACAGAATTGGCCGAGAAGGTTGATGACTATCTTACTTATGCCGCCGAATCCTGGATGAAGGAGAATTCTCTCCAGATCGAGCACGGCATTAAGACTGAGATGGCAGAGTCATTCTTCAACGGTCTAAAAGGTCTTTTCCTTGAGCACAACTTTAGCGTGCCCGAGGAAAAATTCAACATGCTTGATGGCATGGTTGGAGAAATTGATGAAATGGAAGCTAAACTCAACGAGCAAATCGATGCTAATGTCGCTCTGAATAAGCGTATTGGCGAGTTTGTCAAAATGGAAATTGTGAACGAATGTGCCACAGGTCTCGCAGAGACCCAGAAAGAGAAGCTTGCTTCTCTGGCAGAGGGTGTTGAGTTTGAAACTGAAGAAGACTTTAGAAATAAAGTCGAGACGATCAAGGAATCCTACTTCACCCGTAAGGCTGAGGTTGCTGCTGCAGCTGACCCCACAGAAGAAGGTTCGGAACCCCTTGTCGAATCAACAGTTAGCGGCACGATGTCGAAGTACGTCGATGCACTCGCTCGCTGGTCCAAATAATTATAAACCCTAACTACTAAAACTGGAAACTAAAATGTCTTTACAACACCTCCAGGAGAAGTGGGCACCCGTCTTGAATCACGATTCTCTCCCCGAGATTGCAGATTCCCATAAGCGTGGCGTCGTTGCACAACTCCTCGAAAACCAAGAAAAAGCACAGGCTGAAGAGTCTCGTATGCTTTCGGAAACTTTACAAACAACTGGATACACTGGTGCTAGCACAGCAACTGGTCCTGTTGCAGGTTTCGACCCCGTTCTGATCTCCCTGATCAGACGCTCCATGCCCCAACTGATCGCCTATGATATTGCTGGCGTTCAACCGATGACTGGTCCTACTGGACTGATCTTCGCAATGCGTACCAACTACGGTAGCGAGCGTGCTCCTGCTGCTTCTGGTTACGACGAAGCATTCTTCAACGAGCCTAACGCTGGTTTCTCTGGCGGTCCTGGTTCATACGATCCTGGCGCTTCTGACGCTACTAACGACGCTGAAGGCAACAACCCTGGTCTTCTCAACGATTCCCCTGCTGGAACCTATGAGTTGACTGGCGATGCTCAAGGCATGTCAACAGGAACTGCTGAAGCTCTTGACGACAGTGCAGCTAACACTGCATTCCGTGAGATGGGTTTCTCAATCGAGAAGGTTAGCGTCACTGCTAAGTCTCGTGCCCTGAAGGCAGAGTACAGTCTTGAGCTTGCTCAGGACCTTAAGGCAATTCATGGTTTGGATGCCGAGCAAGAGCTCGCCAACATCCTCAGCACAGAAATCCTTGCTGAAATCAACCGTGAAGTTGTACGTACAATCTACGTAAACGCTGTTGCTGGTGCTCAGAACAATACCGCTAACGCTGGTATCTTTGACCTTGACGTTGATTCCAACGGCAGATGGTCGGTTGAGAAGTTCAAAGGACTTCTTTTCCAAATCGAAAGAGATGCTAACGCTATTGGTCAGCAAACTCGTCGTGGCAAGGGCAACGTCCTGATCTGCTCCGCCGACGTTGCTTCTGCACTGGGCATGGCTGGTGTTCTTGACTACACCCCTGCTCTTGCTGGCAACAACGGTCTCGCAAATGTTGATGATACCTCCAGCACACTGGTTGGTACACTCAACGGCAAGATCAAGGTCTACGTTGATCCTTACTCTGCAAACGTTGCTGACAAGCACTTCTACGTTGCAGGTTATAAGGGTACTAGCGCCTATGACGCTGGTCTCTTCTATTGCCCTTACGTTCCTCTCCAGCAGGTTCGTGCAATCAACCCTGACACCTTCCAGCCCAAGATTGGCTTCAAGACCCGCTACGGCATGGTCTCCAATCCTTTCGCTCAAGGTCTCACACAGGGTTCAGGCGCACTTACCGCCAACTCCAACCGCTACTACCGTCGCGTACAGGTTACGAACCTCATGTGATCCATCAGGATACACAACTACTGGACCCTTCGGGGTCCTTTTTTTATGCCTAGGTATAAGTTAGTAGGCAATAATATTCGTTGCATAAAGTTAGTATTTCCTGACAAATTAGTATAGATAGTATAGAATTACGAGGTGAACAAGTGAACCCAAATTTCATTTATATTATGTACTGCAACCACGAACAGAAAAACTATGAACAATCTCGCTTCTAGAAATCAATTATACGAATGGTCACACTTTGAGGATTCTATCGAATTAGAAAAAATAAACGATTACTACGAATGCCTAATTGAATGTACAGATACGCATCAAGCATCATGTAAAAGAATCTGCAAGGAAGTGCTTATGTAAATCATATACATACTATACCGTGTGAAGGAAGTGAACGAGGTCTCTATTGGGACCTCTTTTTTTTATCTAAATACTATTGTTGAACACCACAATTGAATGGCAAACTGGTACGAAGATCAACTTACGAATAGGAATTTTCTTTCTCCTATTGGATTTTTGTTTATCCTTGACAAGGCAAACAAGGTTTCTTTCTTGTGCCAGAAAGCAGAAATCCCTACAGTAAATCTGGGAGAAGTAAATATTCCAACCAGAGGATTAGTACCCATTCCAGTTGAGGGTAACATGAGGTATAGTGATTTCACTATCGATTTTATTGTTGATGAGGATTTGAAAAACTATATGCAGTTGCATAATTGGATGCGTGCATTAGGTACTCCTCAAGAATTAGCAGAAAGAACAGTTTGGAATGATAAGTATAAAAATACACCATCACAAGATTCTAGATTTTCTGACGCAACGTTGCAAGTTTTAAACAATAACAACATTGCAAATTTTGATGTTGTATTCAAAGATATGTTTCCTGTATCTCTTTCAACTCTTGGATTTGATGTAACTGGAAGTGATAATGATTATTTTACAGCAACAGCGACTTTCAAATATACGCTGTATGAAGTCCGAAATGTTAACAGTACACAACGCCGCACTTAATGGAAGACTGGAAGCAGAGAGCATACGCTGACCCCAATTTGAAATGGAAACATGCTAGACTAATACAGATAGGACCCAAGTCTTTATCTCAAGCATGGATCCTAGGAGCAATGAAATTTAAGTATTCTTTTGGTGATGAATTTAGAAACAATACAGAATCTATGGAAGACTGATTGTAAGTTAGACGATGACTTGCATGATAACGATTCACTAGCAATCCCCCAACTCCATATGAAATATATGGAATTTCACAATACCTATTCTTTGATGAAGAAGGATAGGGAACTTGAAATGAAGCGTCTTATAAAAGAGAAGTGGTTGTATTACAAAGGTAAAGCACCATCTTCTATATACAAAGAGATGCCATTTGACTTAAAACTTACAACTAAAGAAGAGATTGCAATGTTTATCGATGCCGATCAGGACATCAATAAACTACAGTATAAAATTGACTACATAGACCAAGTAATCTTCTTTCTTGATGGTGTGCTTCGTATGATTAATAGTCGCACTTATCACATCAAAAATGCTATTGAGTGGAAGAGGTTTCAAAGTGGATTTTAATAATGAATTATGGACTTTATTTCAAAGAAGTAACTTTCAATAAACGAGCAATGGACATTGTAAGGACAGCGATTAGTTCGTCTGACCTGAAATGGAAAAAGGGTACGTTACACAATAGCAATAAAGATACAAGAAGTTCTGAGATAGCATGGTTGGGGGATAGAGATCTCCTATCCATGTTTTTACGTATGCAAAAACGAGTGAACGTAGATGCCAAATGGAACTTGAATATCACAGGCATTGAACCTGTTCAGTTTGGTATCTATGGAGAGGGAGACTTTTACGACTGGCATGTAGACCAGCATCCAACACCTGTTAAAGGCAACGTAAGAAAGATTAGTATGTCACTTTTCCTCAACGATGACTTCGGAGGAGGGGAGTTTGATTTGGAGATATATAGTCCTAGAGATGAACCTAGGTATAAGACCTTCAAGTCAAAACCAGGAACTGCTCTATTTTTTCAAGGTGATCAATGGCACAGGGTTAGACCTGTAACATCAGGATTGCGTAAATCTCTTGTAGCATGGTTTTATGGACCTCCTTATTCGTAAGAAGAATGAAGTATATTTAAAGATAGAAGCAGAACCTCACATTAATTATGAACTAGCAGATTACTTTTGTTTTGAAGTTGAGTCTGCAAAGTATATGCAGAAGCAACGTCGTTGGAAAGGATGGGATGGAAAGATCCGTTTGTACTCACCTGCAACAGGAGAGATCTATTGTGGTCTTCTAGACTACCTATTGGAGTGGGCGGATGAAAAGAAGTACAACTACAAATTTCAAGACTGTAAGTTCTTTGGACACCCTCTAGCACAGAATGATTTTATCACTCCTGAGGGTGTTGTAGGTTTTGTAAAGTCCCTTCGTCTACCTTATCCCGTTCGGGATTATCAGTATAAAGCAATATACGAGGCACTAAAATATAATAGGAGACTTTTATTATCACCAACAGCTTCTGGAAAGTCTCTGATGATTTATGCATTAGTACGCTTCCATGCAAATGCGAACAGAAATATCTTAATTGTTGTTCCAACTACATCTCTAGTGGAGCAGATGTATAAGGACTTTGAAGAATACGGATGGATGGCGTCCGAAAACTGCCACAAAATATATGCGGGGGCAGAAAAATACACGGACCATCAGGTGGTAATTACCACTTGGCAATCTATCTATAAGGAACCTAGAAAATGGTTTGACAGGTTCGATGTAGTCATCGGTGACGAGGCACACCTTTTCAAAGCCAAATCTCTTACGTCTCTGATGGGTAAGTTGCATGAATGTAAATATCGTATTGGATTTACAGGAACTCTTGATGGTGCAAATGTCAATCAGTTAGTTCTTGAAGGTGTCTTTGGTAGATGCTCACAAGTGACACGAACTGCACAACTAATGCAAGAAGGACATGTTGCTAAGTTGAAGGTAAAGATTGTTCTAGTGAAGCATGAGGAAAAACTGTTTGAAGGATATCAAGATGAGATCGGATACCTTGTAGAACATGAAGGTAGAAATAAATTCATTCGTAATCTTGCCTGTGATCTGAAGGGAAACACTCTAGTCCTTTTCAACTATGTAGAGCGTCATGGGGTGCCTCTTTACGAAATGATAAATAGTCACACAGACAGACCAGTACATTTCGTACATGGTGGAGTAGATGTTAATGACCGTGAAGACATCAGACTACTAACCGAACAATCTGATAATGCCATCATCGTTGCTTCATATGGTACGTTTTCCACAGGCATCAACATCAAAAGATTACACAACGTTATCTTCGCAAGTCCTTCAAAGTCCAGAGTTCGCAACCTACAATCTATTGGTCGTGTCCTAAGGAAA